ATTTCCTTATGGGGATCATGATGACTTGGTTGATAGTACAACACAAGCTGTAATGCGTTTTAGACAGGGAGGTTTATTAGAACACCCTGAAGATTATGAGGATGAAAAACGTCCTCCTAAAAACTATAAATATTATTGGTAATTATGAAAAGAGAAGACGCACCTTTAGCAATAGATGAAAAAGAAAAAACAATAGCCTTTGATTTGTTTCAAAGACTAAAAGATATTGAAGAGCAATACACGGGAGAAAGAATTGTCGGTGACCCCAGTCCCTTGAATCTTGATCCTAGCGACAGGCAACAAGGAACTTTGGTTGCAGATGCAACAACAGAAATGGATCAAGCACCCGATAGTTTTTTAAGACCAAAAAGATACGACATGATAAACTTAAAAGAACTACCTGCAGAAACTTTAGATGACTTTGACGTAACTTTTAGAAAACCTAACGCAACAGGCGGCAGGGTTATGCTTAAACGAGGAACAGGAGACACTAGTCCTGTTAAAACTGGAAAATATAAATATCCAATAACAAATAGATTTGGAACTGTATATTCTCAATTTCCTAGAGGTAATCAATTTACTGAAACAATGAGAACTATAGAAGAAGTTCAAGAAGCAATTAATAATGCGCCTAAAAAATTTGTTAAAGGAAAAGAAGTTCCTTTAACTAGAAAAGATTTAGTAGGACAAGGAGAGTATTATAAAAATAAAATAGTTACTAAAAATGAATTAAAACGATTTAAAAAAGATTTAAAAATTCCAAGTGTAGGTAAACCTAGAATTTATGAAAAAACTCAAGGAAATATTGTAAGAGAAAGTAAAATAAAACCAGCGCAAGGAGGTGAAATATCTATTAGAGGTGGTAAAGAAATAGGAAAAAATTTTAGTCACGTCTATCCAATAATTGAATCTGCAAAACCTGGAACTAAAAATACTTTTGTAATTGATGCTGATAAAAATGCAAAACTAATTGGTTATAATCAAATAGGTCAAGATATTGCTGAACAACAAGAATTGTTAATTAAAAACAAACCAAAAGGATATAAAAATAAACTGGTAGAATTAAATGCAAAAGCAAAAAAAAATGTAATGGATGCAGTTAAAAACTTAGGTAAAGATTACAAAGGTCAAATAGGATACTTTCAAGTAAATCCAGATACGGGTGAATTTAAACCAAAAGCAGGTAATTACAAAATGTCTTTTGCAGGTATAGAAGGTAAAAATAAAATATTTAAAGATATGACAGGAAAAGAACGAAAAGATTTTGAAAGAAAAATATCTACAATAGAAAAAGCAAAAACAATTCCTGGTGTAACCACAGCAGATAAATTACCTATTCCAGAAAAAACTAGAGTAAGAGATATGTTTAAAAAAGCATTTAGTGTTGGTAAGACTGTTGCTAAACCAATACTTAGAGCTGCAGCACCTGTCATTCCTTTTGCTGGGCCAGTTATGGTTGGACTTGGTGCCGCTGATGTAGCTAAAGCTTCTGAGTTTACACAGAAACCAGATGAGTTAGGACTTGCATATTTAGCAGGGCCAGAGCTTGCAAAAAATTATGGAGAGTTTAAAGAACGAGTAAGAGGTAAAGCAGATGAAACAGAAGAGTTCGTACCGTAATGATAGGCAAAAAATCAGGGCCACCACCTAGAAGAGGGCCAACACCACAAGGGTTGAATATTAAATACAATACTGTTAAGACAGTGAAACAGGAGAAAATAAATGGCAGAAATAGACAAAGCTTTGCCCAACGCAGAGCAAACTATCAAAGTACCTAGTCCAGAAGAAGTTGAAGTAGAAATAGCAGAAGAACAGGCAAAGAATCAACCTGTTGATCCTGTTAATGTTCAAGAAAATGATGATGGATCAGTAGACGTAAACTTTCAACCAGGTTTAGTAAACCCAGGTGAAGACGAAAGCCATTTTGCAAACTTAGCAGATTTATTAGATGATTCGATTTTAAGTCCATTAGGTCATGAGTTATCTGACAATTATAGTGATTATAGAAATTCAAGAAAAGAATGGGAAAAAGCTTATCAAGAAGGTTTAGAACTTTTAGGTTTTAAATATGAAAAAAGCACAGAACCATTTAAAGGTGCAAGTGGTGCAACTCACCCAGTATTAGCAGAAGCAGTTACACAGTTTCAAGCGCAGGCTTATAAAGAATTATTACCAGCAGGGGGACCTGTTAGAACTCAAATGGTTGGAATGCCAACACCTGAAAAAGAACAACAAGCTATCCGTGTTAAAGATTATTTAAATTATTTAATTATGTCTGAGATGAAAGAATATGAAGCTGACTTTGATCAAATGTTATTTTATTTACCATTATCAGGTTCTGCTTTTAAAAAAGTTTATTATGATGACATACATCAAAGGACTGTTTCAAAATTTGTACCTGCAGATGATTTAATTGTACCTTATACAGCAACTTCATTAGATGATGCAGAATCAATTATTCATGTTGTTAAAATGTCAGAAAATGATTTACGTAAACAACAAGTTGCAGGATTTTACAGAGACATAGAATTAACTCCGGGTCAAGATCAAGAAAGCGACACTGAACAAAAAGAACGTGAGTTAGAAGGTCGAACAAAAGGTAGAGATCAAAAAATATTTACACTGTTAGAATGTCATGTAGATTTAGATTTGACAGGATTCGAAGATATGGATTCTGAGCAAGAACCTACAGGAATTAAATTACCATACATTGTAACGATTGAAGAATCATCAAAAGAAGTTTTATCAATTAGAAGAAACTATGAAGTTGGTGATATGTTAAAAAAGAAAATACAATATTTTGTACATTTTAAATTTTTACCAGGATTAGGTTTTTATGGTTTTGGTTTGATACACATGATTGGTGGATTAAGTAGAACTGCAACAATGGCATTAAGATCATTACTTGATGCAGGAACTTTATCAAACATGCCAGCAGGATTTAAGATGCGTGGTATTAGAGTAAAAGATGAAGCACAACCAATTCAACCTGGAGAGTTTAAAGATGTAGATGCACCAGGTGGAAATATTAGAGATGCGTTTATGCCTTTACCATTTAAAGAACCATCAGCTACATTATTTAATTTAATGGGTAATGTTGTTCAAGCTGGTCAAAGATTTGCAGCAATAGCTGACATGCAAGTTGGCGATGGAAACCAAGGCGCTGCAGTTGGTACAACAGTTGCAATGTTAGAGAGAGGTTCTCGTGTTATGTCTGCAGTTCATAAAAGATTATATGCTGCAATGAAACAAGAATTTACTTTAATGGCTAGAGTATGTAAATTATATTTACCACCTGTATATCCATATGATGTAATAGGTGGACAAAAACAAATTAAACAAACTGACTTTGATGATAGAGTAGATATTTTACCAGTAGCAGATCCAAATATCTTTTCTCAAACACAAAGAATATCTTTAGCACAAACTCAAATGCAATTAGCAGCTTCTAATCCACAGATTCATAATCAATATGAAGTGTTTAGAAATATGTATGAAGCATTAGGTGCAAAAGATATAGATTTACTTTTAAAGAAACCAGAAAAACCAACTCCAAAAGATCCAGCATTAGAACATATTGATGCGTTGGCTGGAAAACCTTTTCAAGCGTTTCCTGGACAGGATCACAGAGCACACATGACAGCTCATTTAAATTTTATGGCGACAACAATGGTTAAAAATGCACCAATGATAGGTGCAGCTATACATAAAAACTGTTTGGAACACATTTCTTTAATGGCACAAGAGCAAATTGAGTTAGAATTTAGAGAAGAGTTAGGTAAATTACAACAAATGTTGCAAATGATGCAAAATCCACAAGCAATGATGCAGAATCCTAACATGCAAAACGACATTCAAATGTTACAACAGAAAATTGAGTCTAGAAAAGCAATTTTAATTGCAGAAATGACTGAAGATTTTATGAATGAAGAGAAAAAAATTAATGGTGACTACGGAAATGACCCAATTGCACAATTAAGAGCAAGAGAATTAGATTTACAAGCTCAAGAAAACGAGAGAAAAGAAAAAGAAGGTCAGGAAAGACTAAATCTTGATAAAATGAGAGCTATGATGAACGATCAAAATCAAGATGAGAAGTTACAACAGAATGAAGAGCTTGCAAACCTACGTGCAGAGACTTCTATTGAAAAAACGTTACTTCAAAGCGCTTTAAAAGATGATAAAACTCCAAATTCAGTATCTATTATAAGAAAGGGTAATTAA